TCAGTTCTCTTTCATAGGTCCTTCGCCAATTGATTTCGACGCGGATGATGTTAATGGAATTTGTGTATGGCCTGAACTATGTAATTTCGATTTAAAAAAAATGATTGTTAAACGAAAAATGAAGATTGGTGTTATATTTAATACTGATATACATACAGGAGCGGGCGAACACTGGGTTTCTATGTTCATAGACCTGTCTGCAAAACCAACGCCATACATATTTTATTTTGATAGCGCAGGAGACAAGATTAAAGACGAGGTTAATATGTTTGTTGGAAAAGTTATTGCGCAAGCTGAGACTATAGGAATGGACCTTAAATTCTATGAGAATACAAAGGTTCATCAAAAAGGTAAATCCGAATGCGGAATGTACTCTCTATATTTGATAATTGAACTTTTGACTGGAAAAAAAGATTATACTTACTTTCTTGAAAATAGGGTTCCAGATAAAGCAATGTCTGATTTTAGAAATATATACTTCAACAAATATTCATGAGTCTTTTTGAGTTATCCCTTTTGTTTTATGTGATTCTGTTTTAATATTAATTGTTTTAATAACGGGATGTACTACATCTTCTTTTATTATTACTTTCTTTGTTAAAATAAAGTTGTCTAATGTAGGCTGTTTGGTATCGACCTTCGTATTCAACATATTTTTATTAGCTAGTGATATATTAAATTCATCTTTATCCTCGCTAGTCTCTTCATATTTTGAGAATGATACCTGTTTAGTATATTCATTTTGTATTATATCGGATCTATCTTGTATTTTCATATATTCTATGAGTCCGTCTATATATTTTAAATGACCCTTCTTAATATCATCAGATGGATATTTTCCTTCAAGCATGTCGGTAATCATATTTAGCAGCCTTTTATTATAAAACAAGCAATCTTCTGACGAAGGCCGTTCCTCTACAATTCGATTCTCAATTATATCTTGATAAACATTATTAGCTAAAAATTTGAGGGTTAATTCTGTAGTGTTAAACGATGAATCGTTAGACATATAATACATGTTTAATTTATTCTATCTAAGATAACTTACTTCTTAATACCTGCTCTCTAGTACTATTATTAAATACGTTGGTACCTACAGGAAGGGTGTTTGGGTTAAATGGGTTAAACTTCTCTTCGGTAAATAGATTAGGGAAGGGTTGTTTTTCTCCTCTACCAACTACATTAACTTTATACATATCGCTTGTTGACGGAGGTATATAAACAGATTGACTTGCTGATTGTAGTGCAAAAAGTTGGTTTCTAAGAAGAGATTCGTTATTAACATTCGCAGAAAAACCTCCCCATGGAGACATAGTGTTTCCAGGATTAAACACCTTCTCTACATTATATGTTGGAGGTTTAACTATAGGCACTGTGGTCGGTGCACGCCGATCAACTATAGACATGAATGAATATTTAGTTGAGACAGGTCTGCTATTGAATTGTGGCTGAAGTTGACATGACGGAATATTTCTTTTGTATAGTCTATCATTTAATTCATCAACTCTATCGTGTGTATTATAATATAGATCATCGATTACACCATACATACTTATATATAGTTTAACATTTAATTTACATTTCTATTAAATTATTGTTATACTTTATGATTAGTAAATATAAACTTAGTAAAAAATTTTATTATTTAATTATGATATTAACTTGGATTTCATACATAATGGCTTTAACTGGTGTAATGTTTTTCAATCCAGTCTACGTAGACATACTCTATTTATTGCCACAGACATTCGTCTCAATATTTTTATTAATAAGATTTAATCCATTTACTAGTATAATAATCACAAATTTTGATAAGCAGATTGCTTGGTCTGGAGGAATGTTTCTATTATTAACGTCTGCGGTGACTACTGCATTCAAACAATACTTATTAATGAATATTGCTTAATTTAATTATTTGTTTAAAAAAATATTAACATGGGTCATCATCTGTTTACCAACAATTTCGTCAAGGTTTGTTTCGATTAATGATTTATTTATAACATTATATGTGTATTTTTTCATATGACTTACAATGTCTTCAACAAATGTTGGATGCTCGTCTAAATCAATGTATATATCACGATACCGTTCTGCCATAATATTATACGGAATTGAGTAATAAAACGGCTTAACCTTAATATAATATACATTAGGAACTTTCATTAATGGATGATATACGTCATCAAAAAAACATATTTTTGTTCTAGGAGAAAGTTTTGCGCAACATAAAAAATCAATGATGTTCTTATTTTCATTTCTTTTGCAAAGATTATTTTCAGAATTACTATATTTAAATGCATGTATTACTTCGAATACTTTTGTACCAAATACATATTCAAAATAATCTGCTATCATTTGAGCCCATTGTTTAGGACCGGAATTGTTTGTATACATTATTATTTTATGGCATTTTCCAAGACTCTTTTCATGGAGAATTGTTTTTATTAGAATAAATATTTTTGGGCGTAGGAACTCTTGAAATGTATCCATGACTTCAAAAAAATATTGGTTGGTATGATAGTTCATTGTTTTGTTTAGTGCGTTCCAAAATATTCCAATTTCATTAAAACATCCCAGTGTTTGGTCTAAATCAAACACGATAACCTTTCCTATTTCATTCATAATAATATTACAGACTATATAAAACACCTTTTTATTTAAGATATTCTTATTTAATAATAAAAATATCTATTAATGACCCGTCTTACAAGTAATGACTATTTAACAATTCTTGATTATTATAATATTGATTATCGTGGTATAAAAAAGACACGCAGAAAACTGCTCGCAAAAAATATTTTGGCAAACAAATTATGTAGGTGTATTAAAAAAATATCAAAATCAAACAAGACACAATCAATCGCTATTTGCAAAAATAGTATTTTTACAAAAAAAAGACTTACTTTTGGTAGATTTAAATGTAAAAAAGGGGCTGCTCTTATTCCAAACAAAAACGGCACCACCTTGTTAAAATTAAATACATTGAAACGTAGACGTTAAGCGATTATCGATACATTGGCTTTCGCATTTCAAACATATAAAAATAATTATATTATATATAAATGTATAAATCAAAAAAAAAGAGTAGAAAAATACTTCAAAAAAATATGAATAAATCAAAATCGGTTATTAAAAAATTAAATAAAACAATAAAAAATAAATCAAGCTTAAAAAAATGCGAAGACTTTTGTAAAAATGATTATATGGTAGAAATGAATAAAGTTTTTAAAAAATCTGGCGAAAAATGGAATGTTCCTTATAAACCAACTAAAGAAGATAATGCGTTTATGTATAACACTTGTAAAAAAACATTTTGTAATGAAAAATGCAAAGGGTATGATTTTTCCGGTGATAAACAAAAAGCAAATAAATTTCAAAAAAAAATTAAAAACGGGTTTCAAGATTCATATTCTACAAATAAAGTTAAAATGTTTAAAAAAAAAGGTGCTCTATCTGGATGCGTTGATATAGTTGATTATGATATTTTTCATAAATAAAATGTGTGGTTGTAACGATAAACTTGTTTTGTATCATTATCAGCAAAAGACTTTGATAATTGTGCGGTTATTTAGAACTGTTAATAAAATCTAGTGCTGATAGTAGCACCAATTCTTGATCTGACAATTTACGAAATATTAATGATTCTGTCATATTAACTTGAAAACATCGGTTCGTTCTATTTCTACAGACAACTATCATTCCGTTGATACCAACCTTCATTTCACATACAATTCCTCCGTTAGTAAGTCTTAAATTGGCAGGATCTCGCAAATTAATCCATCTAATATAGCTACCATATTTCATATCAGGTAGTTCGTCTACATATCGGTAGTGTTTTAATTTATTCAGCAATTCTTGATTTGTTTTATTTGAGAGATGTAATGTTTTAATCATATCTGTTTTCACTTTATTTAAGGTTTTCATGTCATCTTTGAGTAGTTCTTCGTTTTTAACATTCTCCAACGCTAATAATAATTTGTTAACATCTAAATTGTCCATATTATATGTTAACTTTTAGTTTATAAATTGTTGTATAATATACTTTCTAACTTTTTTACTTTTTTTCATTCAAATCTATATTCAAAATATGAGAAATGGACATACCCAAAATGGGGAAAATGGAGGAGAGGGTCTGTGAAAATTTTCAAAAAAAACAATTTAGAGCATAATGCTCTAAAATCCTTAAATATTATTTTAAATTTGTTAGCATAATATTTTTGATATGAACTTAAAGGCATATTTCTCTGTTGCTATAGTAATGAATATTCGGCAACAAAAATATGCTAAAAATATGCGCCAAACATATTATTGTGATTTATGTGACTATAAATGTGTTAGAAAGTTTCTATGGGAACAACATTTATCCACACGCAAACACAAATCGGCAACCGCGGCAACAATTCATCAACCAAATAATATGCCACTTAACGAAGAAAAATACGTTTGTGAAGTATGTGCGCGAGAATACAAACAGCGGTCAGGTCTATGGCGTCATAAAAAAAATTGTACCGTAGATAACCTATCAAAAATTAATGTCCGAGAAAATAATACGATCCCTGAAAATGAAGAGGATATGAAATTCCTCGTAAAAGAGATGATGATTCATATGAAGAAACAGTCTGACCAATTACGCGATCAAACAAAAATTATAAATGAAATGATTCCAAAACTTGGTAGCAACAATAACAACAGATTTAATATCAATGTGTTTTTAAACGAACATTGTAAAGAGGCTATTAATATGTCAGATTTTTTGGAGTCGCTTAAAATTCGGTTGTCGGATATTAATTATATACGAGACAATGGGCTAATAGATGGTATTAGTAGTGTTCTTATAAACGGACTAAAAAGTCTTGATGCTTACAAGCGCCCTATTCATTGTACTGATATTAAAAGAGAGGTACTTTACATAAAGGATAATGATGAATGGGAGAGAGATGATGGAAAAGAAAAAATGATCAACGTTATTGGAGACGTTGCTCAAAAACATAGAGCGGCTATTGCGTCTTGGGAAAAGAGTAATCCTCTATGGACAGCAAGTGATAGAGGAAAAGATGAATATATACATCTTGTTCAAACAGTAATGGGTGATGCACAAGAACCTGGAAACAAGAATAAAATTATTAAAAGTGTTGCAAAAATTACAATTTTGTGCGACGATGATAAAAAACTAAAAGACATTACCAATTACTAAACCCTCCTCCTGCGTCGTTTGCTGCCATAGGTTCCGACATACCTGGCATATCTGCGCCATACAATGGCGTATTTTGACTCGAATGCATTTTATCGAAATCTGGGCTCTGCTGTGGCTGAATTTGTACACTATTTGGTATTTGTGTTGTCATACCTGTATTATTTGGAAGCAGTTGCGACATGTCAAGCATGTCTGAACGACTGGGATTATGTTGTCCAGCTAACGGTTGTGAAACTCTAATTTCATTTTTACCTGTATTGCTGTGTACTGGATAATTTGATTCGCCTCGAACCATGGCAACAACTCTCTCGTATAATATGGTCGTTTTAGCGCCTAGTTTAGTTTGCATCGCAAAAAGAAGGATTACAAATGGTAATAAAAATATTGTTGAGTCACCTACCGTCACATAATTCGCGCCGCTATAAGTTGGAATATATTTGATTGCTTTATTTGTAAAATACATTGCTAGAACCATAAACGATAATTGAAGTAAAACTTCTATTGATATTTCTATAGACCCTTTCGAATCATCTTCTTCTGGAGAAATATGCTTAATTGTCTTAAGTATAACTATGCTTGGAATTAAAGCAAGGATAGAATATTGAATCGCATTAAGCATTTCACATTTAGAATCGTCGTTAAATGAAAGTACTGTATTTACAAAACTGTTTTTATCGCCGCTAACAGATTTCAATGCATTATTAGCACTTTCCATTTATGAGTTATAAGAAGATATTAAAATAGATGCGTAAATAATTTAAAAAATATCTGTTAGCAAACTATATTATGAGTAGTGCTATAGGTGGATTGTCTGCCGCTAAAAGAAGAAGAGGTAGTTCTCAGTCTACTAATACTGCCAGTAGACAACAAACTATTAGTGCTCCTCAAAATGATATAAATTCTAATATGATTCAAGTGAGCCCTCTAGAAATGCTTAAAATGCACGAATCAAGACTTCGTAGAATCGAATCTATGGAAAATGGAACCGATAAACAACTACCAGACTTTGATGAAGTTTTTTCTGATATTATGACCGATCTAGAAGAATTAAAACAAAAGGATGAAGCTGATTCTGCATTAATTCGTGATTTGAAAGCGACATTACGCTCTATACAAAGTCAATCTACGACAAATTCTAGATTACTAGCCTCTCTACAGAACGAAATTTCTAATATTAAGGCTGATATTACTACAATGAAATTATCAAGCGTCTCTCTAGACGATACTATTAAAGATACCGAACCTTCTCTTGAAGATATCGTCGAAGAAGATCAGACTAATGAATAAAATTGATACTAATACTATAAAAATTAGTATCAACAAACACAATGAAACTTGTAATCGAAGATTCAAAAACGGCTGCTAAGTTTGAGACTCTATTTTCAAATTTGGTTACATTGACAGAATTTGTAAAAATATGTATATCCGACACTGGATTACATATTCAAGGAATGGACCAAAGCAAAATATGCTTGTTTGATATTGTATTAACATGCGAATGGTTCACAATTTTTGAAACAGACGAAGATGACCCTTCAGTATTTACTGTTCCGTCAAAAATATTCTATAAAGTTTTGTCTACATATAAACCAGATCAGTGTTTAGAAATTGAGATTAACAATAATGATAAAATTAACATTAACTTTTTGAGAGGATCTAATACTTGCGATAAATGCTTTGTAATGCCTATGGTTGATGTAGATATTGAATTTATGAATATGTCTTCAACAAAGGAGTCAGATGTTGAAATTGTTATTACGTCAAAGAAACTCGCAGAACTTGTGAGTCAGCTCGAGATATTTGATGATGTTCTTACTTTTAGTTTATCAGAAAATAATGTACTATTGAAATCAACTGGAGATGATGGTAGTATGATAGCAAAACTATCACTTGACGATAATCAACTTCTCGAATATGCAATCGTTGAAGATTTAGAGCTTGAAATGTCATTCGGACTTAGATATGTTAAGAAAATGATGTCTTTTAGCAAGCTGTCAGATAATGTAAAAATTGACATTTCATCAGACAGACCGATGATTATTAGCTATTGTCTTGGCAATGAAAGCGAACTTAAATTAGCACTTGCTCCAAGAATAGAATAATTATATCGTTCATTATTTAGAAAGAAAAAATATTATGAAAGTAGTATGAAAATTGTGTTAAACTTATTGGTTTTTTGTTTAGTATTATTTGTGTATTTGCATGTATATTTTCATTTTAAAGTATGCAATGATTTAGAAATATATGAAATAGATGAACCTTCGAAAGATAGACTTGAAGATATATGTGATTTAAGACAACCTGTAATGTTTCAGTATATGAACGAGAATATGTTAAAAATATGTAACCGCAACACAATTCAAAAAACATATGGTGCATTTGAGGTTAAACTACGTAATTTGACCGATGTAATAGGAAGTGACGACGAAATGTATATACCTTTTTCTTTCACAAACGCTATTGATGTAATAAAAGAAGATGTTGATAAAAAATATCTGGTTGAAAAAAACGAAGAGTTTCTTGAAGAAACTGCTATGAATAAAATATTTAAATACAACGACGCTTTTGTAAGACCTCCTATGGTTTCAAATTGTATGTATGATATTTTATGTGGAGGTGACGGAGTAAGAACTCCGTTTAGGTATGATCTTAACTACCGAAATTATTATATGGTTACAGAAGGAGAAGTTCGAATTAAATTAGCTCCGCCAAAGAGTTCTAAATATTTATATCAACACACTGATTATGAGAATTTTGAATTTTGCTCTAACGTGAACCCGTGGGATGTACAACCCCAATATAGAAATGATTTTGCCAAAATAAAATGTCTTGAGGTTATCGTTAAAAAGGGGTATATGATACACATACCTGCATTTTGGTGGTATAGTATAGAGTTTGGCAAAGAAACAACTGTTGCAACATTCAAATATAGAACTTATATGAATAATGTTGCAATCTTACCAAAGCTTTGTATGCAAATGCTTCAAACGCAGAATATAAAACGTCGGATTGCTACAATTAATCATGGTGTTTATCACGAGGAGTCGTATAATAACAATGAGATAGAATAACTTTAAAGAGAATCATGATCTATTATAAAGATGGACACTCAATGTGTTAGACTTATTGTTGAGAGAAAATATGAGATTCTCTCAAAAATAGGAGAGGGCACTTTCGGTAAGATTTTTAAAGGGAGAAATATTAATAATAAGTCTATAGTAGCAATTAAGATTGAAAAGTCTGTTGAAAGTAAGCTATTATTTAACGAGGCAAAAATTTACAAAAATCTTGAAGGAATGTTAGGCATACCAAGAATTCTTTCATTTGGAAAAGAAGGAATATTTAATTATCTTGTAATTGATTTGCTTGACGAATCATTAGAAGAACTTAGAAGTATTTGTGGAGGCAAGTTATCGCTAAAATGCGTGTTGAACGTTGGACTACAATTATTGTCACGAATTGAAATGTTTCACAATGAAGGACTTATTCATAGAGACATTAAACCTGATAATTTTTTGATTGATAGAAAAACTAATATAATTTATATCATTGATTTTGGGTTAGCAAAAAGATATTTAGATATTTCAGGAAATCACGTTTTATTAGAAAATGGTAGAAAAATTACAGGAACGGCTAGATATGTGAGCCCAAACGTTCATTCTGGATTATCGCCGTCTAGAAGAGACGATATTGAATCAATTGTATATCTTCTTATATATCTATTGTCAGGATCGCTTCCTTGGCAGAAAATAAAACATGAAGATAAATCAAAAAAATATGAAATTATAGGAGATTTTAAAAACTCTCGCACGTTATTTGAACATTTCCCGGATGTTCCTACAGAATTTATCACAATGTTAACATATTGTAGAAGAATGACATATGACGAAGATCCTGATTATGATTATTTAAAAAATATATTAATTACCCTCTACAAACATCAAGGTTATGTGTTAGATGAAAAATACGACTGGAATATAGTTTAAATAATGATTTAAAGATGTACCTACCTATAATGTAATGGCCGACACCAACAGTGATGCTTCTATGACCGGGTGCGTTAAATGGTTCAA